AGCGGAAGCGAGACTTCCGTAAACATCAGCAGCAAAGCCAGACGCCTCGTCCTGAATGTGAATAATCATTCGATGAATGACGTAATACTTTCCAGCTGGCGTCGTGATGCGAAAATCATCTGGGGTTGAATAATCTCCGTTCACATTCTTCGTTCCGCCGCCGTCACCGTCTGTATCAAGAAATCTATAAAGTGGCGTCATTGTGGCTCTCCTAAAATCTCTCGGGTATACGCAGACATCGACGTAACTCGTTCTTTCCATTCCCAACTTTTCGCAGCCATTGCCCAGAGCCCGCGATTTTTGTTGTTGGCAAAGTCATTCCAGTGCGAAGGCGGGCCATAAAAATAACCAGAGTTATCCAGGGGAACGCCGGCAAGTGTGATTTTGTCATACCCAAGACGAAGCCCTACTTCAGTGGCAAACATTGCGCTGGTGCCACAGTCTTTGATGTTCCAGCCGTAAGCCTCGCTTTTCGCGTTGCGCTTACCATGCAAAAGAATTTCCTCATGTTGCTCGTTCATAACAGCGGCCCGAGTGTTTTGAGGGTGAAAGATTGGCGAATCCATGTGACAGCTGGCCCAGTGCTGGAAGCTGCCAAAATAAAGGACGCCGACATGGTTGATCGCCATTTTGTCATGTTCTGGAAAGCTCTTTTCGTAACGCTCTAGGTCATCCCAAAAAGAAGGGGCCGACCCCATAATTAAGAGCCGGCCCCGGTACTGACCTACCAACTCGGCAGGATCTTTTGGCATTTCCTTAGTCTTGAACGTAAAGGAAATAGCCTTTCAGCGTAGCCGCAGCCGGGATAGTCCCGTCATTGATCTGCGCCGTAAGCACAACACCAGCCTGAGATTCGAAAAGTTTCGTCTCAGCACCGCCAATCGTGCCGCTAGGGTTTGTCGCCGCAGCCGAAGAAACGTCAATGCCGTCATCCAACCCATTCGGGTCAGCAGCAACAGCAGTGCCGTCATCGTTGGTGTAGGCGGCCCAGCCAAGGTCCATCGTCCGAGATGCGCCGAGTGCCGAGTTGGCAATGCGGGACAGGGGAAGAAGGACACGAACTTTGCCGGCCGGAAGTTTCACCAAGTAAGCAAGAGAGCCAGCGTCACCAGCGGACGAACCTTGAGTAAACTCAAAGAACGCCATTCGAACGCGACCCCCCCACTCGTGCGTTTCGGGAACCTTTGCAGGAACCGTGACGTACGACTCGGTGTATTGGTCTGAGTATTCGGTTGTTACAGCCATTTCAGTCTACCTTTCGCTTAGGTCGGGTCGCAGGCGATTTCGACAACTTTCTCTTCTTCGATGCGGGTAGCCCCGATCGACATGTCGACGAACACCTGTGTCGAGTAGTTTTTGTCAGGCCGCACATCCATCTCAACACCGATATCCATGCCGATCCCGAGTCCGATCGCCGAAGGATGCCAGCAATAGACGAGCTGATCGCTCGAGGTATCTACGCTGAGGTTGTTGTACATAATGAACTTGAAGCCCATGAAAGTGTCGATCTGGCCGGTCTTCAACGCATAGACATCGTTGTAATCTCGGCTCGTCACTTCCGTTTCAGCGAGCAGATTGGAAAGCTGCTTCGAGTTTGCAACGCAAAACAGCGTATCGTCAGGATCCACTGCATCCGCTGCAAGCAAGATATCGCGAGCTGCGATAAGCTTGCCCACGGTCAATCCGACATCGCCGGAACCCGCGTCGTAGGTGTGGTTGTTGACCGCAACTTTTTGGGCGGAAGGCAAAGCAACGGCTGTCGCCGCGTCGTCTTCGTCCATCGAGTATGCGCTACCACCCATCGCTCCGTAGATTGCCGTGTCGTATTCACGACCAGCAGCCCAGACCGCGTTGGTCATGTAGGAGCTATCAGGATCTGCCGCCATTTTGGCCCGATCGGCTTTGTCGATGAGATCGGCCCAGACAAAATCCTCAAGCGTGAGCCGACGCCGGCTGTGCGGAGTCGAAACAAGAGGCGTGTCCTGGTGGCGGGAAGTGCGCCGCTGCATTGCAGTTGCGCCGATGCGGTCGAAGTAACCGGCTTTGCCTTCAAGCATATCCGGATCATCGCGAACTGCGCCGCGAAGCTTCGAACCTTTTTGCTGAGACAACATAATAAAGTTGTCTCGATACTGTTGTTTAAATGAAACAGGTACTTCTGTAGACATTAGTTTTCTCCCAGAGAACAGATGATCGATTCTGTCGGCTGAGTAGTCTGACTAATGTCAGGCCCATCCTTGGGCTAACGCGCCCCTAGCGGTCTTTCGACGGTTAGGGCAAAGCGGACAAGCCGCTAAGTAATCCTATTTCCTCTATACAGCATTCTTAGGCGGCCTGCCTAATTTTTTTTTCGGCGCTTCGTCAGCAGTCAGCCAAGTAAAATACATCTCTGCAAGTTCTTGGAATTTGGTCACAGAATTTGGCGTTCTGTTTGTAATTGCCAGACGCAATGCCTCAAGGCGCAAGACATCGCGCCGCGTAAGCGGTTCACTCTGCATAAGCTATTTTTTATTAAGAGTTGACGCTTGATAGGCACGATTACTTTTTGACGTAAACGGCATTCCCTTGCTCTGATTAGCAACGGCCATTCCTTTAGGCGAATTAATGATTTTTTTTGCTCGAGCAATTGCAGCATTAGCTCGTTTAATTGAATCAGAGGGTTTGTCTTTTGAGTAGTGGTTTGGCATTACAGCACTCCTATCCAGGGTTATTGTCGTAGGCGATAACGTAGAGCTCAGACATCTCTTTGTAAGCATCAGCGTGACCAGGCTTATGCTTGCTGTGGTACGGATGTTCCGGATTGTCGCGGATCTCTTTAATCTTTGCTTTTGCGTCTTCTGGCGTTAGATCGCCGGATTGTTCACTCATTTCGCCGCCTTTACTGGCCGATTCAGAGATAGTCCCGCCGATCTCAGAGAGACTTTTCATCAGTTTTGGATTCGCCGCCGACAAAGCGCGAAGCGTTTTTGCCTCTTCTTCGCCAAAGAATTGGCCAAGTGCACGATCGACTGCGCTCATCTTCTTATCATAGTCGGCACCCCACTCGGTGCGAAGCTCCTTTGCCGATGCAGAGGCAGCCTCAGAAAGCGCAGCCGCCTGTTGCTCAACCTGACCCTGGAACACCTTCATGTACCAGTTCATGTTCTCCTGCGCTTGCTTAGGCGTCATGCCGACTTCATGGGCGTGTTGCCGGAAAGATGCCAGCGCTTCTTCGCTGAAGTTCTGGCCTTCCATTTTTGGCAACGCCAGCTCGTATTTATCCGGACTTTCCGGCCGGCCGATACGGTTCCAAAACTTACCCCAATCCTCAGCGCCAGCATTTTCGCCGGGAATTGTCGTCATTGAGCCGAGTTTGCTCTTGGTTTCGAGAAACGATTTTGCGAGACCACCAACGTCCTTGAAGTCTTTCAGTGAAGGGTTTTCACGAAGGTCTTCTGGCAGTAGTGCAGCAAAATCTGCGCCGCCATTTTCGTCGTCACTCACTATCATTCTCCGTTTGTTGTTCCAGTTTTCGAGGGTCAATCCCAGCCATACGGATCATTTTCAAATAGACGCTACGCTGGCCTTCATTGTAATCGGTCTGCCGAGCCGATTTTGGATCAAAAGAAGGCCGTCTACCGTAGTTTCTGTAAAGCTCTTTAAGGAGTTCCTGACCATCTGGGCTAAGAAGAACACGTTTGTAAATCTCTGATTGCTTCTTGAGGACGTTTCTCATTAGTTCCTTAGTTTGGCTTGTGCACTCGCTTGTGTCTCAGCGATTTGGGCTTGAGCTAGGCCCTGTTGAATCTGTTGCTGTTGTTGCTGTTGCTGAGCCCGAGCATTACGAATTGCGTCTACTTGAGATTTCGAGCGGATGATCTTTTCCGGAACATCTTGATTCTCAGCAATAACCCGAGCGGCTTCATCATGATCGACAATATCGAAGACTTGCGGATCGACTTGCGCCGGCTGTGCAAGGCTTTCGTAAACACGCTGGATAGCAAAGACTTCTGCAAGGCGTTCAGCTCGAGCAAGCGGCCCGCTGTACTTGATCTCAATGTCCGTCTCATTGCCAAAGGCCTCAACCAGCTCATCTGGCGGCTCTTTAAGCGCACCAGCACGAACCATGATGTTAAACACACGATCAATCAGCGGATTTAGGAATTCCGTCTCAAGACGCCCTAATGTCGGGCCCAAAACACGCTGCATGAGCTCGACTCGGGTCCGGATTTCCTCAGCTGTCATACGATCTGACTGAGGCAATTCTAGCTGATCAGCGAAGAAAGTTTTCTGGATGCTCTCACGCAGCTCAGCAAACTTGATCTGAGAGATATCCGCACGAACACGCGATTCATAAAACCACAGAGCGTCTCTGTCGCGAACGATTGTGCCCTTGTTCGGACGTAGATCGACTGTGCCGATAACGCCATCATCCAGGGCAAACCAAGGCGGATCCAGTGCTTTAGCAAAAGCGCTTAGGTCCAGCTCAGTTGCCTTGTTCAAAACCTTAATGTCTGCGAGGGCCGTACTACCGGGCCCTCTGCCATATCGCTCGCCGCTGTTGCGGGACCAGCGCGTTGGCATGGAGTTGAATTCGTGCAGCCCACCCTCTTCGAGCATGTTTTCAGCTTCGAGCTCGAGCCAATAGTCAGCCCAAGGCATGTTGAGCGAGTCACGTTTTTCGGGATCTCGTTCGTGGCGGGGTACGATACAACGTAGGAATTTGAAGTTTTTTCCAGGTTCTTCGGCGAGCGCCCTTTGAAAGTCTTTTGAGAAGTTGGCCTTGGGAAACTTTGATTTTGCCTGCCGTGCGCTCCAAGTATGAATATAGAAAACGGCGTTTCCTCTGCCCCATTCATCCTCTTCAAAAACGTACGACTCGATCGGCGTTGTCATGAATTGCAGGCCGTTCCATTGCCGGCGACCAGACCGGGGATCGCACATCAGATTGGCTGTCCCGAAGCCCGTCAGGTCCATGTAGAATTCATGGGCTTGGTTATGGAAATTTGACTGGTTTAAAGCTTTCCACATCCGGATGCTGGTATCTTGCAGCCACTCTCGGACATTACGATTAGCGTCAAGGTCTTCGTCGTTTTCAATCCTGAGATCGAACCAACGGAATGAACGGCTTGTAAGCGTTCCTTGAAGATTGGCTGCCAACACTTCATGAAAGTGCATTGGCGCAGAGGAAAAGCGTTCCTTATGTACTTTCTTACCGCGCGCCCGCATGCTTTGGATAGTGGCCTTACGCGGGATTAGGTGATCGGCAATTTCCTGAAGATGCGGAGCCCAATAACGAAAGATCCGGTTTCCGTCTTCCCAGCGGGCAATGAGTTCTTTGGGGTTATGCTCAGCCATGAATTAACCAAAAACCGAGTAATTTTCGACGGTGCCAAAAGACTGAGGGCGTAGATTTGAGTCGCCCGGCAATCTCGCGATTCGTTGCATCATAATCGCGTACCGGGTTGCATCCATCAAATCGTCTCGTTCTTTGACTATCTTGCCATCTTTACGATGGTAGGTACGGAATTCGTCCCACCAATCGTTTAAGTGTGAAGCCACCTTAAACCGACCAGTGCTCATCCTGTCAAGCAATTCAGTAATACCGGCTTCGACGGAAAAACCGCCGGCTTCATGCGTGGCGTGTTCTTTATGCATCTTTACGCCGTCTTTACGCCATAAATCTGCGATCGGTTCACCTGAACGGCCGTCATGCTTATGACCGTCATGCGGCCATGCCATCGGGATCCATTTGCCGCGTCCTTTAATCGCTTTGGTGTGGACTGCAAGTTTCTCTCGGCTCTGCCGGTAGGCGTCATAGAGATAGATGGTATCGGTATCTGCATCAAAGCGCATGAATACAGCGGCCGTTGGATGGTCCCAGTCTCCAAAGTCAACTGCGCCCCATCCACGCCAGTACGAGGGGAAGCCACCAGCCATGTCCGATAGGTTAAATTTGATCTGTTCTTCGGGGATCGGGTAGATACGCCCAGAACCGAGCATCGGGATACCCCGTGCACGGGCGTCTTTTTCGTGATCTGGATACTGGTCGATGATTGAAGCGCGATCTTCGTCGCTGTAGTGCTGAGCATCTTCCAGGTCCATCTGGACGTAAAACCGGGCAGACTTTTTGGCTTTCTCTTCGGGCTGCATAAAGCGCCTGACAACCTCTGACATTCCCATTAGAGGGGTAAACGTCAGTAGGGTAGGCCCTTGGGACACGTTAAGCCGTGTCAGGCCTTCTGTGTAGATCTCTAGGGGCGGTTCCTCATCGAACCAGATACCGCCTCTAAGGGTCTCTCCCTGCCACTTCTCACGCCCTTTCTCGTAGGACTTAAACCAGCAATAGCTGGTCTGGCCGGAAACGTGTGTGACAGTGAAGTTGTCCACGGCGTCTGGTATCCCACGGGCGAGCTGCACAACGTCTAGGGCCTGCAAGGGGATCATGCCGGTCCCGTATTCTCTCTTCCGGCCTAAGAGCACTCTCTGAGGGTTATCGCGGGTCGTTTCGGCCGTAACACCACCAGCCCACCACTCAGTCCCAGTGCTGTATCGCCTCGCTGTCTCAGGCCACCAATCCGGATATAGCCCCGTCATGTGAAAAGCGACCTCAGCGCCAGCACACCATGTTTTGCCTACTTGGTTGGCGGCCATCAGCATACGCTCACGCTCCGTCGCCGCGTGAAACTGCATCTGCTTCGGATACGGATAGTAAAGCAGCAACTTGTTAAACCGCTCGTACCGCTCGAGCTCATCCGTAATCCGAGCCAGCTCAGCGTACTGATCGTCTAGCGGGACATTCTCGAGATCCGTGTCAGACATCAACAACTCCTAACATAGGGTGCGACAACATGTCGCAGGGACACATCTAGTCGAATATCCAAATCCATGATATCTGTCTTTCCGCCCCGTCACCAAAAACACTCTGCGATCTTCAAGATCCTCGAGCCGGGCAAAATACTCTCCCCAAAATATCTCAGAAAACCAACTCTCTAACACCAAAATACAACCCTTTGGTGGTGACAGAATTGGCACTCCATAATTAAACAGTGCCAAATTTGGCACTCGTTAGTGCTTCTGTCCAAAAAACCCCCTAATAACAACACTTTGGTCTGTCAGACAAAATCACCCAAAACACCAATTTATACACCAAACACGGGTGAGCTAACCCAAACACCAAATATCAACTGTGACATCCATGCAACACCCGCAACTTTTTAGGGCCAATGTAGAGTGGAGTATCTCCCCGCAAGATCGGAGATCAATTGGGGGACATAGGGGTCACTGATAGACAAAAAAAACTAACAAAGAACAAGCGAAGATTGTGCACCTGAGGGAGAGTAATCACCCTCATGAGACCTAATGGACAGAACCAGGCGTTCCTTCGTCAATATCATCACCCACCGGCTTAGGTTTTGACGTGTGTGTAGTGTCGTTGGACACTCCCTCACTCGTATCTCCATCCTTATTAACCTGATCCTGGTTAATCTGTTGTTCTTTCTTATCAATAGCCAAGAGCAGTTTCTGCGCTCGCTCTCTTAGAAGAGAGACATCTTCTGATGTTGTTGATTCGAGGTTAAGTACTTGTTCTATCGGCTTATATCCGGCTCTATCGAGTAGATCCTTGAGAGAGTCATGTCTGACTTTCTCTGATTTAGCCTTCTCTGCGAGTTTGACCATACCCGCGAGTAGTCCTGGTCCTAGAGCTCTAAACTGGGCTTGATTGAGTTGTTGGATTCGATCAAGGACATGCTGTCTTTGCAAGAGCCTTGAAGCTGAGACGCCTGCGGCTGATTCTGCGTATCCTGCCTCGAGTGCAGCGTCTTTACGCTTACCATTATTGGTAACAAAAGCGATGCAGAATGCTTCTTCCTGCTGTGAGAGCTTAGACCTTGGTTGTCGAGCCATCTTGAGCCTTACTTTAGATTAGCGGTATCTTTGCGCTGGATGTTAGCACGGATGCAGGTCTGACGACCATGAGGCCTTACGGCCTTAGAAAGTACGGCCTGCCGGCCGTTAGCGTGGTACCGAATCCTTTAGCTGGAACATGCTTTACCTAAGCTCCGCCGCGTCGGTAAGAGACTGCTTCACTTAGGTAGGACCAAAGACCAGCTTAGTGCGTTTGAGTCGTTACACAGCCTCTAACCTCTGCGTTCGCCAAGTAAAGCTACATCATCATCATCATGAACGCCCGGCGGGATATATTTCGCACAGTAAAGAGGGCCCATACAGCCTCGTGAGCGTGTTCTTTCCTATCTACTTGGTATCGGGAGTCGCTTCCTCCGGCAGTCGCCCTAGCGGGCTCCTTTCTCCGTGCAGCTCTGGTTTGAGTCAAAGGTTTCTGACCCTCTTGACAGTGCAAAATTAGCGCCTTGAGGCGTTCATTCCGAGCGCTGATTAGGAGAGTGAGACATGGATAGAGAAGCTGACTGGATGGAGTGCGAAGAGCCGGAAGAAGAATCACCGGCTTTCGTCAGAGGCCAACTAGAGAGAAACTTGAGAGAAGCGAGAAACGAGATAGAAACGCTTCAATGGCTCTTAGAACCAGCAAAGAAGCTCAACTCAGCATCCTATGCAACACACAAAGAAAGGACATTGAGACTCATCGAAAGCATCGAAGAGACCATCGTTTTCCTTGAAGCAGAACTCGAAGGAGATCAGCAATGAGAAACATTCTCGACCTAAGAGCTCCAATTGGTCAGGAGCAACGCATCAAAGAACTCATGGAGATCCTGGATGAACTCGACCCAGACACCGAAACGGCTGAAGAAATTGCATCTGACATCTGGGTTCTCACTTACGAAGAAGAGGCGAAAGAAAGGACAGCCTAGCGTTTGGTTAGTAATTCTAGCGTATCTCGTAGCAATCGCCCTATCTGGGGCAATCACAGCAATCCTTTAGGAGGATCAACATCATGGCAAAAATTCAATCCCTTCCCGAGCACATGGAAATTCTCGAGCACGTCATTGAGGAAGAAGACGCCGCAGCGACGGCACAAGACATCGCCGAGTACCTGGTGAGTCTTATGAACGACGTTGGCGACGTCCTGAAAGACCGTCCCTACCTTGCAAATGCAGTGTTGCGAGGTTTTCCCGGTCAGATCCAGTATCACTTGCGCGGTAAGGAGAAAGCAGCCGCCAAGGCTTCGGATTACGGCAAGTACCTTGCACGAGCGAATGACGGCACTGAGATCTCCGATTCGAAGTTGCAGAGGCAAGCAGAGTTCGTTCGATCGCTGGTCAATGACCTAAACGAGCTCGACGGCATCCTCGAAGCCGTGATCGAGAACTACAACGTCTGGGCCGACTCACTCTCCGGTGAAAACGAAAACGGCTCAGCCCGCGAGTTCTCACACTTTGGTTCAACGTCGAGCTTTGACAAAGGCAACACCCTTGCGAACAAGGAATTCAGCGAAGCATCTGCCAAGCTGGACAAGCGGTTGGCGAAGAATAAGCGCAGCCGTTAACGCCAGGACACCGAATGGCGAGGCCCACCCGGGAGTGAGGCGCTAAAACCTCACCACTAAGGATAAGGGCTCGGTGAATCTGAGGGAGAGGGCTTCGGCCTTCTCCCTTCTTTTTTGACTTTTAGGCACCAAGAAATGCCGAGCTACAGCCAGGGCTCCCGAGCCCTAGCGCTCAACACCAGGGCTTTGCCCTGAAAAGAACCAAAAACCAAACCAGAAGGTGGAGCCTTCGGACGTAAATGCAAAAAAGGAAAGCAAATGAGCCACTTTTTCACAATCGTCATCACAGCACTCAAGTCAATGGATGATCCAAACCTCGTTGAGGAAAGTGTCAACTTTCAGCTAGCACCCTTCGAAGAAGGATTAGGGACAGAAAGCTGGAAATGGGACTGGTATTTACCGGGTGGACGTTACGATGGTGTGCTTCTGAATCAGTACCGAGATCACGGTGACGATGGCTTTAATTTTGCTGAGAAAGCCCGTCAAACAAACAGAAACATGGCCTTTGTTTCGGACGTAATCGCTGCTCACAACGACAAAAAAGTAGAGCAGGAAGCGTTTGCCTTTGCCGTCTTAACTCCTAAAGGCGATTGGATTGAAAGAGGCTCTATGGGCTGGTGGGGAATGGTCAGCGACGAGAAAGACCTCAAAGAGTGGGGCGAGGTATTTTGGAAAGTTCTGGAAGAATACCAAGCTAATGTCGCTGTTGGAATGGATCTTCACATCTAGAACAACGCACGGAGACCCTAATGAAGTCACCAATAGCCGCTGTAGGGCTCATAGAGGCCGCTAGAACGCTTTGGAACGTCAAAAAAGTCCGAGACTACCGGGAAAAGCTCGCACGTAAGATATCAGGCGATGAAAAAGTCGGACGTAAGCTCGCAGATGAAATGCTTTCAGAACTGTTTGCCGACAACGATCGCCTTCACAAAGACATCAAGCATGTAATCCGAATACTTCATGAGCATGGACAACAGCTCAATACCATTGACGCTCGGGTCAACATCATCAAAAGCCGTCTTGAAAGACGAGGCTTAGGTGGGATTCTGAAAGGAAAGACCGATGAGTAAAGAAGAATGGTTCAAACATTTTGAACGTAACCTCAACAACGGCATTCCGTACGAACAAGCCAGCGAGAAAGCCCGGCAAGACCAGATAGACGAGATGGCTGATCGCATCGATCAAGCGCGTCTAAAGAAAAAGGAGAAACCCAATGAAGTTTTGGCTCCTGATACAAAGAGCTCTTGATCGCTACAAGCCCTTCAAATTTGTCATCACCCACGATAGCCGTGGTCGTTGGTACGTTGCTGTAGCGCAAAGCAAGCTCAAAAAAGTCGGCCCTTACTTCACTCAACCGCAAGACGTTCACAAATTTTTGGAGATGCTGGAACATGGTGACGAAGCCACCTTCAACAACACAACCGGGAACAAGTCTCGATAGCCTAAATGAAGATGAGCTCGCTGAGTATTTCATCGACTCGGCTCTGAGAGACGTTACCTGGGGAATCAAAACTCTCAAGGATTATTACGAAAAGCATCCGGATCTTGTTGTCCTTCGATTCTACGAGATGGGATGTCAGCACGATTCCCTTGGTTCCTTTCTTGAAATCATCTTCAAGCAAATGGGGGACAAAGTATGGAAGGGCTCTTCGCAGGCATCCTGACATCGATCGCCATCCTGATCGTTCTTTGGAAGATCGGATTTAGGCGCTTCAAGTACATCGAAGTGCCAATGGACATCGCCGTAACACTTGGACTGATGTTCCTCTTCTGGGGAACTTTTAGCGGCATGATGACTGCCATCTTTGGCGGTTTGTTCTTCTCAATTTTATTCAGACTAGCGGTGAGGCTATGACAGAGGACGAAGCCAAGACCAAGTGGTGCCCGTTTGCGCTGGTCGCTAGGACCAACTACGCAGCCAACCGCAGAATGGGTGGCGGTGCGTCGAGTTTTGCACAATGCATCGGCTCCGAGTGTATGGCCTGGCGATGGGGCGAGAGGTTAGAAAGCGAACGCGAAGCCTACATGCGTGGGACGGACCTTCGGCGGACGTTGCAAAGTAACACCGATGGCTACTGCGGACTGGCCGGTAAGCCATGATTCCAGGCGCATGCATTTGCTTAAATTGCATTCATTGGAGTTCACCAGAAAAGCACTGGGCTAACGCTGGTTTTGGTGAATGCTCCAAGATTCCTCACCGTGAAACCGTTGGAGAATGGCAGGAAAAAGAACCCTTCGATTGGATTGTTCCTGAACACATCTTTGCCATAGCTCAAGACGCATCAGGATATTCAGCGTCTCTAGGTACGCGCCCTAACTTTGGTTGCATTCTTTGGGAGAAAAAAAATGAAAGGTGAAAATCTGCCTGCAAATATTTTAATCGGGCAAAAGGTTGTCGAAATTCGAGAGATGACCAAACAAGAGCTAGACGATGAAATGTGGGCTGACCACGGAAACATTTACGACAAAGTTTTTGTCATCGTTTTAAGCAACGGAATGAAGATTTACCCAAGCAAAGACATGGAAGGCAATGGCCCTGGTTGTTTCTTTGGCCGCATAAAAGACAGCTTCTTTTTCTTGGAGACAAGCAAATGAAGATTACACGAGAGCAACGAGAATCTCTTTACCTAATTTGGCTAAGAGGTATGCCGAGCAGTCTAACTCCCAAATACAGAAGCAACGGAAATGGTCTGCAAACATACCTAACATTTCGTCGAACGGTCCTGCCGGGGCCAGACTGCATCATGGTTCAGTGGCAAGGCATGTGGCTCGGCATAGAGCCTGACGGCTACACTCATAGTTAGGGGGAAGAATGAAAATCACCTTTTTGGTTCAAACATCTGAGCCCAAAGTTCACCTAATTCAGCACAACACATCTTTTGGCGATCGATTTCTTTACGAGAAAGGAAAAACTGCAATCAGTCCAATCAGGTTCTCACATGAAAATGAATGGGAGAGATACAAAGACGCCCATCCGGACGTAATGGCAAAAATGAACTGGAACGACAATCCATACGACTCGCCTCAGCTTATTGGCGTGATTGAAGGCCTGGTCAAATTCCTTCCAGATCCAGGCAAAGACCAACTTGTTTACAAACAAAGGAAGAAAAAATGATTCTTGAAAGACTCTCTATGAGCCGTGGCTACTATTACGGCGAAGATGCTCCCCCATTGACTGGAGAAATTCAGTTTAAAGGGAAAACTGGAACAGTTCAGATCCAGCTAAACGAAGCAACAAGTTTTAAGATTTTGTCAGTCGTTGCTGATCAACTTGTTGAGTCGTCAAAAGAACTCGCAATGGATCTCACCAAAGAAGTTCTTGAAGCAGCTAACCCCCTTATTGCAATTGAAGGAAGCCAAGATGAAGAACGGACGTAGTTACCCCGATTTTGTTGCAGAGCTCGAACGGCAAGCGCAGACAAAGGAAGACTTTGTTGTCGAACAGCCTGCAATCATTTTTGATCCTTGTGAGGGAACACACGGCTCCGTACACTTCAGCGATAGCGGCGATCGGCCGTCCTATCAGCTGACGACACAAGCCAGCAAACAACTTGCAACACGGCTTGGCATTCCGCAGAAATACTACGAGCGGATGGAAAAAGAACAGCCGGTATTGCTTGGACGTAACGTGAACCAATGGCTTACGGATGATCCCAACAAGCGAACCATGATTCGTGTTCTCGACGGTCAGGCCCGAGCGTTTCTCTCCGATCGATACAACAGGATCGACAACTACGATGTTTTCACGACTGTTGCTCCGATCTTCAAAGAGATGGCGGCAAACAACAATTTGACGTTTGCATCGGCGCAGCTAACGGAACGGCGGATGTATTTCAAGGTATTGTTTCCGCGTATCGAAGGCGAACTGGAAGTCGGAGACCCAGTGCAGGCCGGTGTTGTGATTGCAAACAGTGAAACAGGGCATGGATCTTTTGAGATCTCTCCCTTGCTTTATCGTCTGATTTGCAAAAACGGCATGAAGTCTGCCGATCGAATCACTCGGCGTCATGTTGGCAGTCATGTCACGGCTGATGAAAACGGCGTAGCATTTCGGGATGAAACCCGTAAGGCCGACGACAAGGCATTGATGATGAAAATCGAAGACACGCTTCGTCATTGCATTGATACGGCAGCCTTTGAAAACACGGTTGCCCGATTCCGTGAGACGAAAGAAATCAGCTTTGCCGGCCAGAACCCGGCTGATGTTGTTCAGCGTTTGGCAAACACTTTCAACCTGAGTGAATCAGAGCAAAGCGGTGTGCTGACCAGCCTGTTCGAGTCTGGTGATCGTCTCACTGGCTTTGGTCTGATCAATGCTGTGACAGCATGTAGTCAGATTGTGGACGACTACGATCGTGCGACTGAGCTGGAAGGTCTTGGCGGCAAGATGCTGGATCTCAAGCCGGCCGAATGGATGCAACTAGCGGCTTAGACAGCCCTGCTGAGCACTTGGAGCCCTTCTGGGGTGATTATACCTAGAAACAGGAAAAACGCCCTAAAAGGGCTCTGAGAGTTTTATAGGAGTATCAAATGGCATTTAAAGAACTAGTCTTTACCCGAGATATTTTGGGTTTGGAATGTGAAATCGCTGTCATTTTTGAAGGTGACACAATCTATGAGCTGACTGCGAGCCATAAGGGCAAAGAGCTGGAAGGTCTAAGCGATTACGGCTTTCTGGATGCTTTTGGCAAGATTGTGTCCTTTGAGTCTCAGCTTATGGACGACGCCTGGGATGAGAAAGCTAGTGAGAGACCATGAAATGACCAAGTGGACCCGCGTACTAGAAACAACCACGTTTGCCAACGGCGAGACAGAAACACTCTACTCCTATGTTGCAATTATTGCTGGTAATCGGTGTGAGATTAATAAGGGTTGGTCGCGCTCGCAGGGCACAGGTTGGGAGTTCTACCGCCCTGGCAAGAAAGTGCCGGTATGGGCCAAGACACTGCGAGATGCAAAGTTAGCAGCCGAAAGAGCGGCCAAAACGGAATGCTAACTCGCATACACGTAAACCAGCACGTCATTAAGGCCAACCGAAAGCATGGCCGGAACGATCCGCCGTTGACCGTTAAAGAATACAAGCAGAACCGCAAAGCTTACGAGGTGACAGTCCACGGCCCGAGTCGCGTGGTGTACCAGCCCGACAAGCCGCTATCGTGCGGGGCGCATGTTTGGATCGAGACCCGCGCCAAGGTCACGACCTCGTAGCGATGATCGCTGTAGTGGAGTGACAAGCTGTTTAAAAATACTAAATTAAGAGATCACCACGATGACCGATGACCGCAAAGCACGGGCGCTAAATGAAAACCATTTCGTTTCGTAGTCGCAAAAACGCAATCACAGCAGTAATTCAAAAACTAGAGGACAAAGGAAATTGCGACTCAACGGGACTTGCTAAACTCGATCGCGTCATGGCTGGTGGTTTGTACGCCGGCAAAGCTTATGGCGTTCAAGCTCGCAAGAAAATCGGTAAATCAATCTTGCTTGGAACGATCAGCTACAACCTTAACATGAACGGCGTTAAACATCTCTGGATTGCTGCGGAAATGACAGACAGGGAGCTAGAAGAAAGACACATCGCAAGAGCTCTCGGACGTGACAGCAATGACTTTCTGAAAGACAAGATCTCGCCAGCCGACATCAGCGAATATCTATCAATGGCTGCTGACAACATGATTTACGCCAATGCGAGCGGCGTTACACTGTCAGTGCTTGAAGAAATGATCGATAAAGCCGTAAAGGAACACGGCGTTAACGGCATCATTTTGGACTATCTACAGCTCGTTAAGGGCGCTTCTGCTAACCGGACAGAGCATCTTGAATATGTTGCTCAGTCGATTGCAACAAAGACTAAGGAACACGATATCTGGGCTTTAGTTGCAGCTCAGCTAAACCAAGAAAACAACACCCGTGGTGGTGAAGGCATGCTGTTGGCCTTTGACATGGTGTTCAACCTTCATCGCGAGAAGACTCAAAGAGACGCTTGGCTCGAGATGACCGAAAGCCGGTACACGGCTTATGTCAATATTGGCTCAAAGCAAAAGCCTGGGCTGAGAATGGAAATGACCGGACCTTACTTCTCTGAAGTTTAGATGGTCTGGACTGCCAATTCACCTTCAGACGGAAGAAGCTGGCCGACAAAAGGCTT